GCTCCTCCACGGGTTCTAAGGAACTGTTCTAAGTCTTCTGTAGCTGTAACACCACCAGCACTTAACAGTCTGTTCCAGCCTTTGGTGAACTCATCCCAATCCATGTCTTGTACTGGGGGCCACTGTAGGTCAGGGACAGTGTTAGTGTTTAGGCCATTAAGCTCATATGCCTTCTTAACAGCAGACTTAAACCCTGCATTAGAGCAGGCTGGTAGATTGCTCCAGGATGCTACCGATGGCTCGCTTGATTATAATCAGCTAAAAAACTTTAGAAGCAGCTTGATGGCTACGGTAAGAAAGGGCGAGTCTCAAGGCGCTCTAAGCCGTTCTGAGGCCAAAGTAAAAGAGTTAATAGGATATGTCACCGCAGACCTGGATAACCTTGTAAAGGCCGCCCAGGACGCTAATCCGGCTGGTGCTGTTGATGTCTACAAAAAGTTTAAAGCAGCCAATGCTTTCGTTAAAAAGAATAATAGAGCAGGCGGAGATATAAATTTTGTTGATGAGGTTATCAAGAAAGGAGACAAGGAGGCCACCGCAGCCTTAAAGTACGTTATCGGCGGAGCTAAAGACAGCGGAGAAAGGCTGGAGAAACTGCGGCGGCAGTTTGAGCCTGATGAGTATAATGTTATATCTGGCTATATGCTCGGAAAACTTGGCATGCCAGGATCTGGAGCTGTTGGCGGCGCACTAGATGTTAGTGAGTCGGTGGCTAGAGAAGCTGGCGAGTCCATGGTCGGCCAGGGATTTTCTCCACACACATTTGTAAACCGTTGGGAAAAAATATCTCCAGAAGCAAAGAAGGCTTTATTTGGCGGAACAGAATATGCTGATCTGGCGCCAGCTCTCGATGACTTGGTATTTACTATTAACCGTGTAGGTAAGACCGCTCAGCAAATGGCTAACCCCTCTGGAACCGCCAGGCTTGTAGGAGCCATGGGAACCTTTGGTCCTTTGGCTGCCGAAACGGGTAAGTTGATTGGGGGTGACGGTTTTGAATTTGGACTCAGTGGCCTTATAGCTCCTTATGCCTCAGCTAAGTTAATGACAAACCCATCTTTTGTGAAGTGGTTGTCTGAAGGCGTTGAGATTGCAGCATTCAAGCCCAACTCTTTTGGGCAGCACATTCGCCGCCTGGTGCAGATATCAGAAGTCAATCCTGATATTCGTGATGAGGTGAAGGGTGTTATCCAGGGCTTGAGCCAGGATGCTATTGAGCCAATGGAGTGGGAAAACTCTAAGTCTCAGCAGGGCCCCAAAGCTATACCAGAGAACAATGAAGCAGCATTCCGCCAGGTTGTTCCTAAGAGCACGGCAGATAAGCTGCTGCCAAATAGGGAAGAGCTCATGGCGAGCCTGGACAGTATGAGTATTCCGCAGGTCGGTTCGGCAGATGGTTCTATGTTTGAGCCACTGCCTTCTACTGGTGGAGTTAGCGCACCTAGTTCTTTCCAGTCAGCTATGTCGCCAACCATCCTACCAAATGACGCAGACAGGGAATTAGCCTCGCGGATGCAAGCTAATAGATCGGGTATCGCAGGGCTGGTTTAGTCTTCATCAATAGACGGCGTAACAGAAATCACTGCGCCATCTACGCTGTAGTCAAACTCATATCCCATATAACGATTGTCGTCTCCCAGGTCGATCACCATGTTGCGGCTTAACAGTCTCAGCATTGCTGCCTGCTGATGCAGTGTTAGCCTGGCAAACAGGTCGATAACTTCTGACGCTTCAAGCACTGGCTTGTAGCTTTGCGGTACTGAGCGAGCAGCCCCTGGTTTATTAAACAGGTTCACGCCTGGATCCCTGCAGCCAGGAACAGTCGGTCATGCTCATGCTCAATCAAAATCTTGAGCTGGTCTATCTTTGAGCGTCTCTGATCGAAGCAAATTTCCTGCAGCAAATCATAGGTGTGCTGGTCAACAGCCAGGCTTTTACGCTGGCGATCTGGTTGTGGTTTATCTTCTACGTTAGTCATTGTTAGTCCTATCAAATTTGTCTGGACCAGTTTATAGTTTTGTGTAAGAATATGCAAACTATGACTTACCAAATAAAGAATTATCTTCTTTCAATGCAGTCGAACTGGCCTATCAATCATGCCCTGTATGATGCCGTCCAGGAATCTATCCCCGCCATAGCCAAATACAGAGCTAATGAGGGGCGTGAGGATCTTCATAAAACCCCCATAGATAAGATGTGCAAGCGGGTCTTTCCTGACATCTACACCGTGCCTTTGTTTAGGCGGCAATGGTGCAAGATGATGGTCGAAGAGATCAAGCTCATGGAGGATCACGTTGCATTTAAACCGAATGACGATGAGGATGAGCTCAGGCAAATCCCAGAGATCGTGCTGCGGGACCACTGCCCTGAGCTGTATAGCCGTATGTGGTTCGTGGTGCAGACTGTCCTCAACCCTATATTCCTAAGCCTGTATCAGAGAGATTGCTTTGATATCTCCTCGGTTCAGATAGCAAACTACAACCCCAAGGATAAGCAGAAAGGTGCCTGGCACCATGATGAGTCTGCAGATATCTCGGTGGTTGTTCCCCTGAACACTGGAGGGTATGTCGGTGGCGGCACTGAATTCCATAATCATGGAACGCTAAAGCCCTTGCCCTCTGGCCATGCTCTTATATTCCCATCCTTCACCAATCTTCACAGGGGCCTGGCAGTAGAGAGTGGCGATAGATACCTCCTGGTATTCTGGTTACATAACAAGTCTAGGAATAAACACATTTACGAAGAGATTGAATAGCCCCCGAAGGGGCTGGTTGATTAGCCGCTACCTGGGCCGTTGAAGTCGCCCATCTCGGCTGCTTCATAGTATTCAGGACACGGGGCGTTTCGAGCTGTCAACTCCGCCGCATACTCCTTGGCGAGGTTTTCATTTCGCCAGGACTTTGAATGACCTATGGCGCCGCAGGCCGTCTTAGCTGCATTGCAGTAGAAGTAAAACAGCTTGCCGCTGCTCATTGGCTTGGAGCCATTAGTAGATGGACCCATGGGCACATCCTCCTTTTTAGTGAATTGACTTGTTTCCATTTTGACGCTCCAGTTATGCCCCCCGAAGGGGGCGGTTAGTTTAGTGCCCGTAACCCCAGGCAGTTTGATATCGAGGCTGACCACCGTAAGGGCTGGCGTTGGCGCAGTCGTGAGCCTTGAATCCACCGTACTGATTGATTCTCTTGGTCATGATCTTGCCGATAATGTGGTCAGGATTGGGGGCAACGTAATCCATGTTCTGGTTGCTCTCCATAGTTACCTGGCCAATCTCAACCACCTCGATCATCTGGCCCTTCTTGGCGACAACCTTGAAGAACTCAACATTGGTCTGGTCATAGCCCCAGCTAGTATCGAAGATGTCACCCACCTTGATAGTGTTGGCAGCCTCAGTCTTGGCGGCTTTGGCCTTGGCAGCTCGCTCCTTCTTGTACTCAGCGTTGGCCTTGACGTTCTCGAAGATCTCCTGGACATACTCATCTCTTCGCTCGACGCTCTTGAAGCAGTAGTGCTTGGCTGGCTTCTGCTGCTTGCCGATGAAGATCATGGCAGCTGGCTTGTTGGCACCGCTGTCGTAGTAGTAGGCAACGGCGTCAATGCCTTCTGGTTTAACCTCAACAGAGTCTGCTGGGATGTAAAACTCTCTAGTCATTCGTGCTCTCATATCGTTCTCCTTAATTACTAATTGATTACCACATAGCTATATTCACATATATCGTGTCGTTGTGCAAGTGTTTGCACAAATATATATAGAATAAAAGTGCATATAAGCTGAGATCCTTATAACTACACGGTCTATATATAATGTGTAAAGATGTATACAACGACACGATAATATGAGACTATATGTATGTAGGGTAATTAATCAATTGAGGAGTGAGTGAGATGGGTCAAGCAATAGACATGTTCGGTAACGAGATCAAGGAAGAGCAGAGCGCTGCGAGCAAGATAAAGTTTCAGTTGCAATTCATGGCGTTCATGATGCAGTGCGGCAGAGATGAGGAGGCGCAAAACGCCTTTGAGAAAGCCATGGGGTTCTGTGATGAGATGATCGAAGCGGAAGGAGGTGAGTGATGATTACTGTTGAGATGGATACCTTTCACTGTGGAGGTGTAAAGAATGGGCAGCATGGCTTCAAGGTCATGCGGTTCCCAACCTGGGACCAGGCTTGTGAGTGGGCTGGAACCCAGACAATGGATGTGACATGTCCCTTTGTTGTGCTTGAGATGCGTCACGCAATTACTGGTCAAAAGGAGTGGTTCTAATGAATTTACAAAATATGTTGAAGAAGTTGCCGGTCATTCAGTCTGAGGATTACGTCAAGGTTGACGGTGAGTATCAGTGGGTGCCCATTCAGATCAAGCCTGAAGCCTGGGTTAATGATGGCCAGCTGCATGTCTCTGGTGAGAGTGGTGACGGCCTGGTTGATTATTACGGTCATGAGTTCAACGACTATGACTCTTACATCCACCCAGATCTTGAAGCCTGGGCAGAGAAGCACGGTTGCTTTTGGGAGTGGAATGACCCTGGCAGCATTTGCCTGGCTGAAGCATGATCGGTGATTGGGATATCAAGGACCCCGACTGGCACCATGGGGACCTTGATTGGGTGGAGGCTGAGTTCTGTGAAAAGTGTGGTGAGGAGCTTGGCCTGGTAGAGGATGAAGAGGGGAGAGATATTCCCTGGTGCAAAGCCTGCGATGATTAAGCCTGGTCACCCAGGCTTTTTTTTAGCCATACGCTTAGCGTAATCGTCCAGGTTCTCTCCAAACATCTTCTCGAACCACTGGCCCCAGTTTTTGTTATGGCGTCCACTAGGGACCGTCTGGAAGCGTTTACGCCATACTGACCTGGCAGCATAATACTTTTTCTGCTCGGCCCACATGTCCTCGCGCTCCTGCTCTTCTTTAGTAAAGATCACCTATATTAAACTCCTTCACGCCCTCCTGGTTGTAAGGCAGGTAGATGTCACTCTCCCTGCACGCCATACCGATTGCCAGGGCCTGCTCATTCTTAGCGTCTGCGTAGGCTATGGCTTCATCTGAAAGGGTATAGACAGCATAGGGGTAAGGGGCCATCTTCTCCTGGGCCAGGAAGTAAAATTTCTCGGTCGGAAGACCAACGGCTCGGCAGCCGGCAACATAATAGGCTGCTTGCTGGTGATACTTGAAGCTGTTAATAGCTGACTTGAAGCCCCTGGGGGATGCGTCTCTGCAAGTCTTGAGGTCCCAGATGTCAGTGCCAGTATGCCAATCTAATTTGCCCTTACATGGCTGCCCCAACCATTCCCAGCAAAGCGTGAGCTCTACTCGGTGCTCTGGCTTGGGTATGTAGTCAGCAACCACCTCTCGGCGCTCCATGCAAACGTCATACATATCTTGCTTGCAGGGGGTGCGGTCACCAACCGAGGTAAGCCAATCGGCATACTCTTCTTTGCCCACCTTAGTGCGCCGGTCCACATTGGGCTCCAGGGCAAATTCGTCATGGAACTTATGATGCTCCAGGAAGACGGTGTGCTGCACTCTACCCTCCAGGAGAGCCGGCGAGTTGTTGAACTTGCGGTTCTTCCAGGTAAATGGGCACTTGGCTATCGAGGTTAAATCGTGGGATCTCCATGCGGGGATGGAGTCATATGTTGGATAATCGAGGTCTTCGTATATGCCTGGTTTAAAATCCATACTAATCCTTTCGGGGGTCGTCCCCCATTGAGTAACGTAAATACCAAACAGATTTGGCTTTTTCTTGGTCGGCGTCATTGCCTGGTTTCTTCCCACATCGCCACTGATACTTGAATGCAGCAAGCTCACAGTAAGCCCTGACACGCTCGGTGCCAAAGGCTGCAACCATAGCGTCAATGCACTCTATCTCGGAGTCAGCATAGTGGTTGGGTGAGTTGACCATATCGTGGGCAGCTGCCATCTGGTCGTCAACGTCAGGCTCCAGGCACGCCACCAGTTTCTTGTAGCTACTGATGCGTACCGGTTGACCTTCCATTGCTCTTGACCAAACACCAGGGCTAACACCCAGGTGGCCAGCCATTGCCGTGTTGCTCAAACCGCCATTGACCTGGAACGCCTCCAGGTCTTCTCGCTGGTCGTCTGTGAGTTCAATTTTCATAGCAGGTTCCTAAAACGGGATGTCGTCGTCGATGAAGTCCTCTTCAGGCTCTTCCTTCTTTTTTGACTTCTTTGTCGCTTTTGCTTTATCAGCAGCCATTGCTTCTAAGCCAGACACAGGTGGTGTGCTGGTTACATTGCCGCCTTTCTTCCAGGCTGCAGCGACTTCAAAGCACGGTGGTAGTTGATCTCGACCATCTTCATCGCAACCGGCAATTCGCCATTGGATGAAACGTGGCAGCTCTTCAAAGACATCACACATCGCCTTACTGGCCTCGCAGCTCTCGCCGGAAAATTCTTTAGCATATTCTTCCAGGTCAAAAACTGAGGTCGGGTTGGTGGTTTCAACGCGCTTGGCGCCCTGGTCAGAGCAGAAAATGCCGTCAACCTTTGCGTTGCCGTTGCTATTTAGGACCACGTTGATCTTACAGGTCACACCGAGCAGCTTGGTCAGGTCAAAAGCCTGCAGCTCTTCCTCAGTGAATGGCCGGTTACGCCATGCCTGGAGATCTCGACGCAGATTACTGCGCTCATTTAGTGACAAAGTGTACCCGTGGAAGATAGAATATGGGCGGCCATCGCTCAGTGTGAGCTCAGGGATTTCCCAGAAGATATAAATTTTATGCTTCTTGGAGATCTCGCCCTTGTAATCTTCCTCCGCTGTGCCTGCATCGACAAGTCGATAGCAGATAGCCTCGTAAGAGCCTGGTGGTACGGTTTCAAAGGTGGATTCACCACCCGATCCTGCGCTTGCTGTTAGTGCCATTTTGCAAATACCTCTTGATTGTTTGTATAAGTTTGCACTATTCTACACATTCTAAGCGGAGGATCAACAAAATAATGTCATTTCTAGTCAGTGCAACCAATAAAAAAGATAAATCAAGGCCCATAACGGGCAATTTCCGGCAAGAGTTTGAATCGTTCCTGGCAGACAATGGCTTACAACTGGACCAAAAGAAGGGCCTCCTGGTCGATGGCAGCATTGGCAGAGCCTATATGGATGTCGGTGGCAAGCAGAAGCTCACTGGTTGGTATCAATTTTGGGCGGACCAGACCGTCCCTTTTGGCCGATGCGGTGACTATCGTGTAGATAGTGCTAACCCCACCGCAACCTGGAAGCCGAACAACAGCAGCAGCTATAAGATGACTGATGAGCAGCGAGAGGAGATCAAGCAGCTCCAGGCAGAAGCTCAGGCAAAGAAAGAAGAGAAGAACAACCGAGCTGCTAAGCGCAGCACTAATATCTGGGAGGGTGCCCAAGACTGCAGCGAGCACCCTTACCTAACCAAGAAGAATGTATTAAGTCACGGTCTCAAGCAGCACAACGATGGGCGTTTGATGATCCCTCTCCTTGACGCATCTCTCAGTATTGTCGGTCTGCAGTATATTGACGATGGTGGGGGGAAGATGTTCCTTACTGGTTCCAAGAAGAAGGGTAGCTTCTTCATCCTGGGCCAGGACCTACTCCAGGGCGCTCACACTATCAACTACTGTGAAGGGTATGCGACAGCTGCCAGTTACTACCAGGATATGAAGCAGCCGGTGGTCGTGAGCTTTGATGCTTACAACCTGGCTCCTGTTGCGGAAGTCATATTCAAGCACTTCGCTGAGGCCAAGCATATCTTCATCGCGGATTTCGATGACAACGCGACCGGTGAGAAAGAGGCAATTAAGGCAGCCCAGGCGGTGAAGAGTGGGGGTGGCCAGGCTGAGGTGTTAATGCCGCAGTCCAAGGGGGATTACAACGATCACAAAGAAGCGCTGCAGGGAGAGGTGATTCCGGCGCTGCAAGAGGTGAGGATACCGGAGGAGTATGACTTTGAGCGCAACAGCAATGGGCGCTTCCTGCACACCAAGGACAATCACCGTGGTGTCCTGGTTACCAATCAGATAGAGGTGGACTACAACGTCATTAAGAAGGCCATCGAGATACACATACCCAACCAGAAGTTTATCGCTGACCTGAAGGATGACGCGGCGATTATTGAGATCGAGGACCGTGCTATCAAGATGGGGATCCCCCATGAACGTATCCGGTTCAATCTGAAGCTGCTGGCCAGGGAGTACAACCCTGTTAAGGAGTGGATGGAGAGCGAGCCCTGGGATGGAAAGGCCAGGCTGCAGATGTTCCTGGACACCATCAAGAGTCCTAATGAGCCGCTCAAAGAGATGCTGATGAAGAAGTGGCTGCAAGGATGTGTTGCTGCAGCATGCGAGGAGGGCGGAGCTAATTTGGAAGGTATTTTGGTATTCCAGGGAGCCCAGGCGGTCGGTAAGACGCAGTGGTTTAACAGCCTTGCACCGAACAAAGAGTGGCTGCTGGAGGGCGCTACACTGAATCCCCAGGACAAGGACAGTGTGAAGCAGTGTGTTAGCCATTGGATCTGTGAGCTCGGAGAGCTGGGATCCACCTTCAAGCGTGCAGATATTGACCAGCTCAAGGCGTTCCTAACCAAGCGCAGCGATGAGTTACGCTTACCCTATGACCGAGCGTTTAGCAATTATCAGCGGCGCACAGCGTTCTATGCCAGTGTGAATGAGAGGGAGTTCTTGATTGACACCAGCGGCAACAGACGGTTCTGGGTCGTACCGGTGACAGAGATAGACTGGCGCCATGGCTTGAACATGCAGCAAGTGTGGGCTGAGATCAAGCAGACGATGTATGCCAAGGGAGATCGTAACTGGTTCCTCACAAGTGAAGAGCGGGTGATGCTGCAGGACAGCAACGAGTTCTTCAGAACACAGAGCGCGGTCGAAGACCTGCTGCTACAATATATACGGTTTGATAGCTCAGATAAGAAGCCAGTGCAGATGACGCACTTGCTCAGGGACATGGGAATCAATAACCCCAGGATGGCGGACTTCAAGGACGCGGCCAGGGTGCTCGCTGATCGTGGTGTTGAACCAAGATACAGCAATGGCAAGAAGATATATGACCTGGATTATGACGCGGTAGTCACCGCAGATGACACCTTCCCGCCGGCCCCGAAGTGGGATATGTGACAGGGTGAGGTACAGGGTACAGGTAGGCATAATTGGTGTATCGTGTCGATGTATAAAGTTGGTATAAGTGGACACGATAATGTATGCAAATGTATACAATGAGATTAGCTATACACTGTACCCTGTAAGGTGTATGTGTAAGTCCTTGATATATCGCTTGTTTTTTTATAGGTAGGGTAGGGTATAGTCTTTTAGGTAGAGCAGTTTTATATAAGTATAAACAGTAGTTATTTATAGTTTATATAGGGTCATATAGCCTTACTATGAGACACCTACTATACCCTACACTGTACACTGGAGAAGACTATGGAAGTGTTTGATTATGACGAGCAGCTTACTTATAACGAAAATTTCAATAAGTGGCGGCTAATGAACAAAGATGAAAGAGAGAGCTACGGCGAGAGACCGCTGGCCCAGGGTGAGGCCGAACGGATGTTCGCAAAAATGGCAGGAGACTTATGGCTGAAGAAGAAAAGAAACTAGGCAGACCCAAGAAGGAAAAGCCTAAGCTCACAAACGCGCCCATTCAATTCGTCGCAGACGAGGAGCTGGGCATTACCGATATGCAAGCAGGGTTCGTCTGGCACTACACCGAAGGTGCATGCGGACAGACAGAGGCAGCTCGAAGAGCAGGCTTCAGCTTCCCAGCCAATGCCGCATCGAAGATGCTGAACGGTAGGGATCATCCGAAGGTGACAAAAGCAGTGCGGATCGCCCAGGAAGAGCTGCGCGAGAAGTATGCAATCACGCCAGAAAAGACTGGTGCGATGCTATGGAATATCGCCGAAACATCGTTCGAGCAGGGCGCATACAATGCTGCCGTGAGTGCGGTGAAGGAGCTCAACAGCCTGGCAGGTCTGTCAATACAACGCAGCCAAAACCTCAACATCAACGCCAACCTGGAGCGCATGACCAAGGAGGATATCAAGGAGAGGCTGAACGACCTACTGGGCATAAAAAATACCTACGACGATAAAGATTTGTAGCGCAAGTTGCGAAGCAAAGGGTAGGCTGGGAAAGGTTGAATATAACCAAGAAAGAGAGCTCTTTCTTTCTGGTGCCCAGATATATGCAAAAAAGTTATAAAAAAGGGAATTCCCATAAGAATCAGTGATATAGGGCAAGTTTTGCCAGGGATCGAGCAGCCTGGTCCGCGCCCCCTGTGAGCACGGGGGTCACAAACAGGGCTGATTGGGCCTGATTTGCCTGGATATGGGCCACCAGGGCAGGATTTTATTGGACCCCTATGGATCCAGAAAACGAGATCGAATCCCTTTGGTTTTTTTGGGGCGGCACCCCCCTAAATGCGGCGGCGGCCAGCGGGATAGGTTTACTTGAGTTTTACACATTCAGTAACTAAAATTCTGTAATGGATAAACACTTTGCCCTTTCAGATTCTATGTGCAAATTTTTGCACACCAAATTGTCCAGGGGGGTAAACTCTAGGGACGTTTGGGTTGCTTGGGGGGAAAAATTTTTTTCAAATTTTTAAATAAAAGGAAATGATGATATGGCTGATTCACGCAACAAAGGAGCTGCCTTCGAGCGTGATTTGGTCAAGCGCCTAAATACTTTTTTCGCGGATAACGGGGTAGTCGATGGTAATGGCCAGGACCTCACCTGTAAGCGCAACCTCGATCAATATCAGACTGCAGGCATGTGTGACATTGAGATACCTGGTCATGCTATTGAGGCAAAGGCGTATAAGAGCGGCTGGTGGTATGCCCCTGCCTGGTGGGACCAGGTGTGTGAGGCGTGCGGCGTTAGAACTCCCGTCCTTATCTATAAGTTTAACAACAAAGCCATAAGGGTCTGCGTGCCGATTTACGCGATCAGCCCTGGTTACGAGCGCGACAACGCGCAGACCGTGGTAATGACTTTGGACCAATGGTTTATACTATTGGGTAAATACTTTAAGGAGGGTAGTTATGGCGGCGAAAAAAAAATCGACGGTGAATGCTTCGGGCAATTATACTAAGCCCACAATGCGTAAAAACCTGTTCAATCGTATCAAGGCTGGTACTAAGGGCGGAAAGGCGGGTCAATGGTCTGCCAGGAAGGCTCAATTGCTGGCTTCTGAATACAAGAAGGCGGGGGGAGGCTATAAAAAATAATGGCATTAAAGAAACCCCAAAAGTCCCTGAAGAAGTGGACTAAACAGAAATGGACCACGAAGTCCGGTAAGCCTAGCGCTGAAACCGGTGAGCGTTATTTACCGAAGAAGGCTATCAAGGCGCTGTCCGACAAGGAATATGCAGCGACTACCAGGAAGAAGCGAGCGGATACGAAGAAGGGTAAGCAGCATAGTGCTCAGCCCAAGAAGGTGGCTGGCAAGACCAGGACCTATAGGAAACGGTAATGACCGAGCTCAACGAGAATACCGCTCTCACCATTCCACTTAAAAACCTCCTGGCGATGATTGCTTTTACAGCGGTATCGACCATGGCGTATTTTACGGTTGAGTCTCGATTGACTGCCCTGGAGCATAAGATTGAGCTAACCGATGTTGAGATCAAGTCCAACTCTGAGTTTCGCATCCTTTGGCCCAGGGGCCAGCTGGGTGCTCTGCCGGCAGATGCCAGGCAAGACATGATGATTGAGGGCCTTGATAGAGACCTGGCTGAGCTGCGGGAAATGCAGGACCGTGTTCATGAGCTCACAATAAGGATCGGCACTGTTGAGGCCCTTTACAAAGATCCTAATCCAACTGACTAAAGCGTACCTGGTTAATGACTGATTTTCGGAATGATGAAGAACCTGTAGCCCTGAAAGCCGATGGCTTTGATGATGCGATTATTGGCTTCGGTGGCCAGTGGGGATCTTTTAACAGTGTGATTTATGATCGTGAGCGTTGTATTGCAATACTTGTTGAAAGAGACGACATGTCTTATGATGAAGCCTTAGAATTCTTTGATTTTAACGTGGCTTGTGCTTATGTTGGACCAGGCACGCCGATATTCATGCAGCCTATGACGGACCTGGATGAATTAGACGAATTACTTGGTTAATGCAATGGATGATTGGAGAGACCCCGACACTTGGAAAGGCTTGGCCTTAGCCCTCGTATTTGTCTTAATTGTGCTTTGGCATTTACTTACGAGGTAATTATTAGGTGAATAGAGACGATATCGACATATTCGCTTTTAACCTTGGGGGCAGCGTCAGTGATATGATGCGCGATCCCGAAGAGAAGAGTGATCCTTTTCTGACTGAGGAGCAGGCTGCGTATTTTGCCTCGCAACTTCTCCCTGGGGCAGCGACCCTTGATGCTACTGGTAACATGCCAGGCATGCCGTCTTCTGATGCAGATCTCATTGACATATTCGATGCTGAAAACAATCCCTCTATCCTGGAGAATATTCGCCAAGGAAACATCCTAGATCCTGCGCTGCAGGCGTTAGGCGTCCTGGGTGATGCCACATATGCTATTCCGCCGCTCGGAGCTACGCTGGGGACCGCGTTGAAGGCACCAGGGGCGCTTAGAAAAGCCATGAAAATAAGTAGAGCAACTGAGGATGCCAGCGATATTTTTGGGAAGGGGTCTAAGAGAGTACGTTTAACTGACCAGGACAGTGGCGGAACTATAGAAGTGCTGAATCGCCCTGATGGATCTGCTTCGGTTCTTGAGCTCTATGTCCCAGATACTGCCAGGGGCCAGGGTATAGGTGAGGCTCTTCAAAAGAAGGTGCTGGAAGAATTCCCCAACATGGGTGGCCAGGTATCATCTAAAGCTGCAGCTAAAACTGCCTATAGACTTGGCCGCCGTCCTGTTGGTAATCCAAATGCAAGTTTAGAGGATGTTTTTGATGCCATTGATGAAATGTCTAGTGTCAATTTAATATCACCAGCCAGGCAAGCCCCCACCGGTGGCATTGACAATTTGCCGCAAAACATTGCGCGTGCGCCAGATGGTATTGAGGCCATTGACTCAGCCAGGTTGATTGCAGCGATTGAGCAGGGCTCCCTGGTAGATGGTCCGATTAGAACCACCCCCGTATTCCAGGAACTAGGCATTGAGCGAGTGCGTGAGATTGAGGCTGCGCTTAAACGGCAGCAGGGCGATCTTAATTCGGTTGAAGCCATGGTCCAGCGAGCTAATACAGTAAATCCTTCCTTCCAGGCTAACATTGATTCAGTGGCCAAGTCAGTTGGTGGCAAGAAGGCTGATAAGTTTATCAACCTAAAAGATGGCAGCCAGTTTGATGTTGAGGTCAAGACGCCTGGCAGCATAGCCACCAAGGTTGAGAGAAAGGGCCTGGCGCCGGCAGACTTCACCGATGGCGTAAGAACAACGATTTACATAGATACTGCAGACCAGGCAGAGGAGGCCGTGAGTCAAATAGGCCAGATGTACACGACTATCGACCGAGGTTGGCAGCGCATACCTGAATCTGGTTACTTTGACCGGAAGATGAATGTCCTGGTTGATGATCCGGCTACGGGCAAGAAGATTGTTGCTGAGATCCAGATTAAGACGCCTGAAATGTTTGATGCGGGGGAGCAGGGAGCTCACCGCTGGTATGATTACTCCAGGAAGCTAGAAGGCCGGTACAACCATGAGATACCTGGCACTAAGCTGAAGCTATACAATAAGGCGCTTGCTGAGCAGAGGCGCCTGTTTGGTGCTGCTTTTGATGCAGCGGATCCTGCTATTGTGGAGCAGCTTGTGGATAAGTTTATGAAAGGGGGAGTTGTGGAAGCTGGTCCCCGATCTTTCCGTATTTCATTTCAAAACTGGGCTTAGATAGCTTTTTACCCTCTTTAAACCACTGAACGACATCCCACTCGGTCTGTTTTTCCCATTCGTCAGAGCCCTGGGCTAGGTGAAATCCACCAAAATTATCATCGCCGTAGTCAACTAAAACGCCTGGCGCTTCTTCCCAGGTCCAATAACTCTCTATCTTTTCCATATTATTCTCCTGCCATGAGCAATGCTGCTGCATACTTGGCTGCCAATCTTTTTCTATCGGCAGGCTTGGGTATATTGTCAAGACCATTGTAGTTGTTTTTGAGGTCGCATACCTTAACTGCTTTTGCAATCGGGTTGGCAAAACACCTGGGGATGTATTCTTCCAAGTAATCTTCACCAGGGGCCTTAGTCACAGCTCTAACTGCCGCTTCAACTTCAGGACCAAAGATCTCACCGCACTCGATGAAATCTTGCTCAGTATTCCAGACGTTCTCGTAAGCGTCATGCAACAATCCAACAATAGCATGCGTCTCGCCATACTTCTCCATCATGGGTTTGGCTACGGCCATCGCGTGGAATATGATAGGCAAGCCGTTCTTATCGAACAGCTCCTCATACTCGGCAACGGCAACCTCTAAAGCCTTTTGAAACCCAGCAACCACAACACACCTCCCTTCTCAATACAGTTTATTGTAACACTTATCGTGTCGTTGTACAACTAATTGCAGCCTACTTAACTCGGCTGCGCTCGCCCTGGGGGCTAATGTAATAGATCCCGTGAGGCTTCTTTTGCTTATCCAGGATCTTGGCACGCCTGGCTATTATCTCCTCATAACTTGCTTCACCGCAGCGCCTGGTAACAACGTACCCGCTGCCGCTCTCTGCCTGGAAGAACTCTTCCAGCTCGTATCTATCTGCACTCATATTGCTTCTCCTTTGGCTTGCTCACAGTGTGGGCAAACCATTTGTTTGGTTTTAGGGTCCTCAACCAGGCGCAAATCATGCGCGTCACAGAATCGAGGATCGGTTGGTTTGTTGAAGATGCGATCAAAATTGTCGCTAAAACTCTTCATATTGGTGGGGCGTTGGGTGTGACCTTTGCTCATCTTTCTGCTCTCTCCAGATTTTCACGATGTGTTTAGCTTCAGGCCCCGCGTTATGATGCACGTTCAGGGCACGTTTGTAGATTTTCATTCGCTGCTTCTCAGTCATACCAGGTTCCACGTGGAACAATTCAGCCTGGTCCAGAGTGTCGAAATACTTATCCATCTTGCAGCTCCTTGAGGATCTCCCGCAATAACTCCAGGATTTCCGCGTGGGTTTTAAGGACTTCTTCAGCGTCCTCTTTGTCTAACTCAATAATGATTTTACTCATTTTTATCCTCGGCAAATAGGAGGGCCAGGAGCCCTCCCATCATTGTGGCTGTAAAAAGCAACGCAATATCTATCACGCTGCCATCCTCTTATACCTGCCGCGACCCTTGTAACCTTTAGCCTGGACGGCCTCTAACGGGCTGCTTTCTTTGCAAGCCTGGAGATAACCCTCAACAGTATAGTTATCCATCAAGCAGTTTACCCAAGACTTCCAGGGCTTGCTGCCGTATTTGAAGCGAGCAATAAACGCTGGCTTTGGCTTGCCGATCCAAGACGGGTGGCAGTTAGGGTGTGCAACCTCCATATTGACAGACTCAGAGTGACGGCCTCGATACATTAAGTACATACCGTCCCAGGCAAAATCTTCTTTAACAAACGCAGTCATAACTTCTCCTTAATAATTAACTTACATTTACAATATACCTAATAACGTGTCGTTGTGCAACTATTTATTAAATTAAATTAAAGTATATTTATGCTTGCACAACGACACGATATAGGATACATTAGCAATGTAGTAACTAAGGAGTGAGAAATGAGTGTTTTAGTCAACGAGATCGAGGTCTTCGCAACCAGGTTCGGTGTTCCGCCGGCTGTTGCCATGATGTTGCCTGCGGTCTTTAACCAGGGTGCCGAAGAGGTTGGTATGACCGCTGCAGAGTTGGTCAAGTTAGCCACTTACGGTGAAGAAGAGTTGGGCCACTACATGGTCACCATCGCGGAAGAAGCTGCGAACAGTGACGCGGGTAAAGAGGCTTGGGCTGAATTTGAGGAGAAGATGAATGGGTAACTGGGAAAACATGACAAGAGCAGAGCGTAAGAAAATGGTAGATGATTGCTTCATACCTGGTAAAACGCCAAAGATTATCAGGGTTGATTCTGTGGAGAAAGAGATCAAGAAGGACCCTCGCATTAAAGCGAAGGAAGCCAAGATGATCCGTGCTCTTCTTCAAGGGAGGGCACGTTAATGCCAGTATCTGAAGAAGCCAGGGTGAAGAAAGTATTTGCTAACAGAGTGCGCCGGATTTGCCTGGCGCACGACATCGAGATCGTCTATGACGGCGTA